GTTTCATATCTATCTCCATCAAATTCTTCAAGTACTTTTGTTTCTTTTAGGAATTGTCTAACTTCATCCAATGGATATTTGTTAAATGATGCGTGAAGTAATGGCAGCTTAACTTTTAATGAACCCCTTTTACCGGCCAAGTAATCTGACATATGGGTATTAGTTCTGTTATATAGGAATCTTTTGGTTGAACCGATATACACACCATCAGGAGTTTCAATCATATAAATCTTTGAAGACTTATCGGCTCTACTCATATCCAATTGATATTGGATAACTTCATTATATCTGTTTGTGAAGTAACCATTAGTTCCCCAATAGTAATCAGGTCTTCTTTCTCTAAACTTCTTTGAATTGATATTGCAACATATCTTACAATATCTTTGAAGGCCATCTTTATTTGATTTGTTTTTGTAAAATTCAGCCACCGGCTTTGATTCTTTACATTGAGCACATTGTTTTGTTTGTTCCATAATTTTATTGTTTCTAAATAAATATAAGTTATTTATTCAAAATTTCAAAATTTTAAATAAATATTTTATGTACATTTTGTACTTTCCAAAAAATTAGTTATATTTATTTATTGTAGGTCATCTGACAGAAAAAGGATGACTATCGCCCCGAGGGTAGCCAGTTAGTCACGTTAATATAGTTCCGTGCAACAGTAAGGGTCTTACAGGTGGAGTAGTCTTAAATAGAGATGAGGCGTACCTGCTACAAAAAAGGTCTTCAATTCGTAACATAGATATGGAGAGAAAGGTTGGGAGTCACAGAACAATCGTTACCTGGTCTATGGAAGTTTGAAGGGTGTGTAAATTACAAGGGAACCGGAACTGTGCCCATACAAATCCAAGTTGAGATTTTGTTAATTAAAATATTTAATATATATTTATATAAAATAAATTAAAGCAATATGACTAGTAAAGAACAAAGGCTTCCAATATTCAGAGAAGGAGCACTAGGTATGAAAGAGTTTTATAAACTTTCTTATGTTGATAAGAACAAGTATATCAAATATTTGCTAACACTGGAACCTAATATACTAGGAGATTGTGATAGGCATATATTGAAATTTCATTCTATTCAACCGGAAAAAAATACAGTTGATAATTTCTTTTCTTTATAAAAAAATAATACTATATTTTAATACAAATTTGTATATCTAATCCCAGTTAAGGTTTGCTTCCATAACCTGGCTGGGATTTTCGTTTAATTCAAACTATTTATGATTAGGTGCACCAAATGTGATAATCTCAAAGAAGATAAAGAATTTGCTACATATTGGCACTCAACGCAGCAAAAGATGCGCACCAGAAAGATTTGTAGAGTATGTATTTCAATTCAAAAGAAAGCATATAAGCAAATGATAAAAGAAAGAAAGAAAACTCAACCAGTGGTCATAGAATTGCAACCGGAACCTATCATAGATTATTCACTAGACCCAAATTACAAGCAATGTATTAAATGTAATGAATGGAGAACCAGAGATTATTATTACAAGTTGGGAACAGATTCTAGATTCAATACTTGCAAAATTTGTATAAAGAAGAAAGATGATGCGGAAAGAGAGCAAGAACTAATTGAAAATGGTGGCAGCTTGAAGATACCACAAAAGCCAAATACTTATAGGGATAAGTACCAGAAACAATTGGTATTTGAATTTCTTCCAATGTTAGGATGGAAGTTCAATGAAGATAATGGTATTTGGTATAAGCCAGAAGTTAAGGATGAGAATGGGAAATTTCTTATCATAAGAAAGAATAAAAGATGTAGGAAGAATGAAAAAAGTTCCACAAGTTGATTTAGGATACTTTACAGTGCCGGTAGAATACAATTCTTTTACCAAAGAAGAAAAAGAGAAAGTTTGTGACAGGATTATAGATTCAATATACAAATATATTGATAGACATTTGGAACCAAATATAAACAGAATATCTTTTTTGGAAGAGGTATTTGAAAGTTCTTTACTAACGAATGAAGAAGATGAGAATTATGAAATGTGTTGCGTTATTAAGGACTGTATAGACAGATTGAATGAAGATTGAGATAGAACAATATATAACGAAGAACTACTACGAATTACATAAGATAGCCAAGAAGTACACAAAGAATGACGATTGGGCATCAGAATTGTTACACGAAGTAATTCTTCAACTTTATGAGAAGGAAGACCATAAAGTAAAAACTGATTGTAATAGCATCAAATATTATATCATCAGGGTAATAATGGTAAATTGGTGTTATCCAACCAGTCCTTTCTATAGAAAGTATAAACGTGTGGAAATGGCATCAGTTGAACTAAAAGGATTTGAAATGTATCCTGAAGAACAAGAAGCATTTGAAATGGAAGAACTATACCAACTATTGGAAGAAAATTATGCAGAGTTAGATTGGTTCCGCAAGTCCTTATTTAATTGCTATTTGTCAATGGGTAAATCAATGATAGCTGTGGCAAGAAAGACAAACATTCCCTTTCAATCAATTTCTCGTTATATTAAGGAAGCTAGAACACAAGTAAAGAATAACGTAATACAAGGATTAAATAATTAAAATATGAGTTGCGGATGTAAAAAGAAGGTAGAAGCACCACCAGTATCACAACCGGTGATAGATGAATTACCAAGACCACAAACACAAGAAGAATATCTAAACGAACAATTAAAAGAATGGAATGGTGGTCCAATAACAGGAACAACAGAAAATTAAACTATGACTGAATTAGAAAGATTAGAGAAATTAAAACAAGAAGCAATAGACAATCCTCCAAAGAAAGTAAAAGGATGTAAATCTTGTAAGAAGAAAAAAGAAGTGGAAGTTCAAGCAAACACAGAACTACCGGCAGCAATAACAGAATATTTTCCAACCATAAACGAAGTAAAAGAAGCGTTTATTATGTTGGGTAATCCGAAGCCTGAAGAAAAAATATTTATTGAAAAGGTATTCTATGGATTATACAAACAAAACTTTGATTGGAATTGTCCAAGTTGTGTTCATAGACATACACAAATTATTAAGAATTATTTAAAAGACGCAGGAATAAAATTATGAGTGGAAGAAAAACAAATGTAATTGAGTACGAACAGCAGGTAGAACGTGCGTTTGAACTTATGTTATATGAGAAAAAGTCTTATGAGGAATTTCGTCAACAATTCTCAAAGGAAATGGGAATATCTCAAAGACAAGCAGAAAACGTTTGGAAAGACGTTAGGACTCGTTTAAAGGAACGATTCCAACAGAACCAAGAAGAAATACTACAAGAACAATTAAATCGTCTGTATGACCTTCTAAATCGTTGTAGACTATCAGGTAATAGAAGAGTTGAATCAGAAGTGTTAAGAGATATATCAAAAATATTGGGATTAGAAGCACCAAAGAAAGTAGATTTAACTACAGATGGTCAACCAATCTCAATTAACATTAACTTAACAGATTAGATTTTTTTATAATAACAAGTGAGTAAAATTTCGTAAATAGGTATGCCAGCATCACCAGCAAGAAGATTTAAAAGACAACAGGAAAGAGAAAGAACCAAAATGATAACAAAAATCCATAGAGAAACTTTGGCAAGGTTTAAGAATATGAGTGAAGAAGAAATAAAAAGGGAAATAGAAATGTTCCAACAACAATATGGAAATATCAATCAATCCAACGAAGCGTCAATCACAGGCGTGGAAGTATCTAACGGATAATAAAACAAACGTAGTATTATTTGGTGGAAGTGCCGGTGGTGGTAAGTCTTGGTTAGGTTGTCTATGGATAACCACACTATGTTTACAATATCCTGGTACCAGATATTTGATTGGTCGTGCAGTATTAACACAATTAAAACTCACAACTCTTAATACGTTATTTGAACTATTGGGACAGATGGGTTTAAAATCAGGGGAACATTATACATACAATGGTCAATCAAACGTATTGACATTCTATAACAAATCAGAGATTATATTCAAAGATTTGGCTTACAATCCATCAGACCCAAACTATGATTCGTTAGGTTCGTTGGAAATTACTGCAGCCTTTATAGATGAAGCTGCACAAATAACAAGTCTAGCATACAATATCGTTAAATCCCGTATAAGATTTAAACTAAATGAATATAACTTCATCCCAAAGATATTGATGACTTGTAACCCTGCAAACAATTGGATTAAGAAAGACTTTTATTTACCATATGTTCAGGACCAGTTGGATGAGAATAAAATATTCCTACCATCATTACCGATGGACAATCCACACTTACCGGCATCCTACATTGATATGTTAAAAGAATTACCACCAATGCAACGTAAGAGATTATTGGAAGGTGATTGGAATTATATGGATGATTCAGATTCATTATTTGATTTTGATTCCATATCAAATTCTGTATTTAAAGACAAACCAAATCCACAAGATAAAAGATATATTAGTTTGGACGTGGCGAGATTCGGTGAAGACAGGTCCGTGGCAGTCGTTTGGAATGGACTGGTGGTCATAGAAATTAAAGTATATAGAAAACTATCAGCCACAGAATTATCGTCCGAAATTAAGGAGTTAATTGCAACCTATGGTGTTCATCCGAATAACCTGATTGTTGACTCTGATGGCGTTGGTGGACCGGTTGCTGATATGTTGCGTGGAACAAACTTTGTAAACAACAGTACAGCTCTACATCAACAGAACTTCTCTAACTTAAAATCACAATGTTATGTGAAACTATCTGAACTATTTAAAGAAGGAAAGATTAGTTTAAACATAATGGAACCATCTGTTGTAGAAGAATTAACACAAGAATTATTAGCTATCAAGCTAAAAGATATAGATAAAGACAATAAAATAGCAGTACAATCCAAAGATGAGATGAAGAAAGTGTTAGGAAAATCTCCTGACTTATCTGATGCCATTATGATGAGAATGTATTACGAAATTAAAAACCTGAAGGCGACAGGTAGATACGCCATTGCTTTTGTATGATAAAATTTAAGATAGAAGAAAAAGAGTACAACGTACCAGACTTTGTGTCAATTGACAATTATGTAAAAATATATAAAATCAAAGACTTTTTTGATGATGATTATTTTACAGTAAAACTAATATCAATGTTTACTGGTGCACCAATTGATGACTTATCAAATTCAGATTATTCAGATATAAGTTATATAGCAGCTTATATCTTATCATTATTACCACAAGGTAAACAAGATTTTAAAGATAGATTTGAAATTGATGGTGTGAAGTATGGTTTTTTTAGAAAGTGGCAAGATTTAACTTTTGCAGAATTTGTGGATATGGATACTATCTCAACAAAAAAACCAAATGATTTGTTGAATATGTTGCACGTACTCGCAGCCATAATGTATAGACCAATTACAGAAGAAAGGAGTGAACACGACTTTGATATTGAAAAGTATGATGTAAAAACAATGGTCAAACGTTCTGAATTGTTTAAACAAAAATTAGATGTGAAGTATATACTTGGAGCACAGTTTTTTTTTATCAAGTTCGCAAAGAGATATTTGAGTTATTCCCAGGCGTCTTTGATACAGAAGATTCCGATATGGACGAGGATAAAACTGTATTGGAAGATGAGGAAAATAATGTGGAAACTAGCTTTCAATCCGTCTTCGGTTGGTTCCTTGTCGTCAACAGAATTACTACAAATGATATTACAAAACACGAACAAGTCTATCAAAAAAACTTAATTGAAGTTTTAAATCAATTAAATTTCCTTATAGCTTATGATAAAGAACAAGAGAGATTACAGAAAAAAGCAATGTCACAACACTAATTTCATCACGAATTATATAATTTTTTATATTTAATATTAGATGCTAAACACGATAACATATAAACAAATACTGACATATTTCAGTTCAATAGCATATCATCACGAACAAATCAGGTCATTTGGTTTTGGTGACATAGAACAGTGCACCAATGACATTATAACCAAACAGGAACCAAAATATATGAGATTATATATTGTTCCTGACGGTGTTGAATTTAATGAAAACCATATTCATTATAATTTTTCCTTGATTGTTATGGATAGAGTGGAAGAAGATTTATCCAATTTAGAAGACGTTATGTCAGATACATTGGAAGTATTGATGGATATATGGACCATCTTTTGGCAATCATATACTGAAGCTCAAGGAGATTTTAGTGATATTATTATGGGTGATTGGGAACCAGATATACATCCGTTTACAGAAAGATTTGAAACGACATTAGGTGGATGGACGATGCATATCAGAATGTCAG